TGGCGCAAGCTTACAAGAGAGGCGGTGGTGGCTATAAAGGCGAACGGACCGAAGGACAAAAATCCTTAAAGCGGTGGGGTGAACAGAAGTGGATGACAAAAGAAGAATACGAGAAAAAGAACTAGAGCTGAACTAAACTAAAAGAAAATATTAGCGATCATGGCGGCAGGTTATTATTTTCAGGATACAATTTTTAGCAATAGTCCCGCATTAACGGCGGCTGGGCTTGGTACCACTATTGAAGTCGGTGTTAATGACCTGTGTAGCACAACTGCCTACACCATGATTGTAACGGTGGCCACGATTAACACTAATGTTGTGGTTCGCTTGGAGGGCAGCATTGATGGGACCAACTACGCACCGATCATTGCAGATCAAACTATTTCCAGTAATGGGACCACTGTGTACAGTGTGGGCGATCGGCCTGTCAAATATGTGCGTCCTCGTTTTGTTAGTGAGTCTGGTGGCACTGCTGCAGTAGTTACTTTTAGTGTTGCAGCAGCATGATGGAACCTAAAGCAAAAATTCTTTTAAACAAAACCGTTACCGAGGTTGGTGCATCTTGTCCTCGTGCTACGACTGACATTGAGGAAAATATTAAAAATCGGAATTGGACGATTAAAAATTTTGCTTATGGTCCTTTAAATCCCGATGTACCTGATCCAGGTTTTTGGGAGAAGAAGGCGGAGATGTGGAACAGCGACGCAGATACTGTTATGTCTGCGCGTTGTTGTAATTGTGCGGCATTTGATCAATCGCCAAAGGTTATCGACTGCATCATTGAAGGCATCAATGAAAAAGAAGCCGCCGACCCATGGGATGTACAGGAACGGGCAAATTTAGGTTATTGCCAACTGTTTAAATTTAAGTGTGCAGGTTCTCGTACCTGCGATGCGTGGCTTTATGGGGGCTCAATCCAGGAATGACTACTGATAAAGCGATTGAACCAGGTAAAAAGAGCACTGAGCGTTATTTACCAGAATCAGTTTGGGCAAAATTATCTCCTGAAGAACGTCGCCAAACCGACGAAAAGAAAAAACGGTCTTCTCGAGAGGGTAATCAATTTGTTCCTAATACTGATCGAGCAAAACGAGCTCGGCGTGCTGTAGAGCTAGCGTCAAGGAGGAAGCAAAATGGATAAAGCTGGTGTTCGCATGGGATATACAGTTGGTATAGCTCAAAATAGACGGCCTTATGAAGCTCCGTTGGCGACAAATCAAGGGGATTTCCAGGGTATTCTTCCTACCGAAGGAGGTTATTTTGCAGTAGGAAGTCGATTACCTCGTGAGAGAAAATCTCGACTTGCTGGGGATGCATTTAATTTAAACTTAATAGGTAGTACTGGTAATCCTCCGCTATTACCTGCACCTTACATTGGTGGTGCGGAGCTGCGAAATTTGGACGTTATCATTTGATTTATGGGCGCCTCACCTTCTGGAGCATCAACTGAACCGAGGGCAGTCGATGCTGCATCTCAAGGTGCATCTGCACCTCAGAATGATTACGTCCGCCAACTTCGAGACACTACTATTTCCAGGCTTACTGGTACTGGTGGCATCCGGATGGCTGGTGATAAATTAAGCGAAATTCAGCCGACCACAAGCATGGCTGAAGAATCTGCTTCTATGAAGTACTCACCAGAGAAAACCACTAAAGCTCCCGGCTCTCAGTATTTAGCCTACAGTTCTTCTCCTTCTCGTTTGGCAGGCCGTTAAATAAAATGTCTAAAAAAGGTTCCATGCCACCCGAATTGTTGGCTCACTTTAAAAAGAAACAGGAGGAGAAAGAAGGTTCTCCTGAAGAGCAGAAAAAAGGCGATAAAGAGCGTCGCAAAGAAGCCGTCAAGAAGGCCCGCGTTAGACTGGAAGAACAGAAGCGGGGACGCAAACATGACAAAAAAGAAGAAGCTGGTGCAGAAAGCGCTAAAAAAGCCTGAGCTCTACACTTCTGCAGAGCTTCAGTATTTTCGACTTTGGTTAGCGCATAAAAAGAAGCAAAAAGAAGCCGCAAAAATGCAGCCCCATAGTGATTAATATTATTTTCTGAGAGGCCTCATTACAGCAGCGTAGTCAGAGTCACAGAATTCACAAAAAATGTTGTTTGCATTAGAATCTTAAGCAGATACGGGCCCAGCCCAACACAAGCATACGCCAAAGGGAGCTAAGAGTAAATTGTCGAGCTCATCCAGTAACAAGCAACCGCTTTTGGTTGACCGGCCAGCAACCACGTCCACCCTGGTTACCGTTGCATCTGGCCAGGCCTTCTCTACGAGCCTTGTGCCGACGGCTGTTGGTAATGCTACCAAGGTTTTTGATGTTGACTCTGCATTGACGGATACGGCCATCAGTGGTGCGTACCTTGATGAGATTTGGTTCCAATATTCCAAGCGTAATATTGAATTTATAGATGCGCTTGCTGTAACTAGCGGTACATATTCGGCTGATTCGACAAACGTTGTCGTAACAATCAGTGGTGGTCACAATGTTCAAGTCGGACAAAAAGTTTGGCTTGATTTCACTTCCTATAGTTCTGGCACCACCCCAATTGACCAGGCTGTTACGGTAACGGCTGTTACCCCAACCACCTTTACCGGTACAATTCCAAGTATTTCGGGTCCAATTACGGGTAACGTCAGCTGCCGTCTGCCTATTGACTTCTGTTTTTATCTGGTTAATACCGGTACGATCACAAACACCAACCAATTTTTCCCCCTGTTTGTTGCCAGCATTCCTGCTGTCTACGAGAATCAAACTTATAGCCTGACGCTTAATAATGTGCTACCGCTGATCAACCACCCGGTTGTTCAAGCTGGGAATAACTTCACTAGTACAAATAGTACAACCGCTCCAAAGACCCGTGGTTTAATCCTTCAACGCGGTCAAGCGTTGTATGTTTCTGCTGGTGGAGCCACCTCTTTAACTAACGGCTTCTACGTCGGCGTTCAAGCCGGATACTATTGATGTAGCCATGCCATTCGACGTTGGCGGATTCGATCCTCCGTCGAAGAAAAATTTTCGTGGTGAATCGTTCAATAATTTTAATGATCCGAAACAGTTTAAGGCTGTAGAAGATTACGCCAGAGAGAACCAAAAGTTTAATTTTTTACCACAAAATAAAGACCTCAGAAGTCGAGTTCGTTTTTACGATTACGACTCTCTGTGGGCTCGCTGGCGCCGTGGATATGAGTTATATACGATTACACAGAGTGTATTAGGTTCTTTTGCGAGTGAACGTCGCCGTAGAGGTGACTTTCGAATGTATTGCGCCTTCCAGCAGTTCCCTGGTGTTTTTATTCCGGGTCGTGTTTTTACATTTCCGACGACAGATAAGGAAATTGGCGAACAACTCGTTGGAATGCGAGATGCAAACGGCTTTAATTTCTACAATTTTGGTCTTCCTATTCTTGCTGTACGTTATTTAGGAGAGCCTGTATCAGCAACATATACTCAATCTGGCACAACATTGGTTGTTAGTGAACCAGATCATGGTTTATTGGTCGGAGAGAGCGTTTATTTAGATGTTTTAAGTGGTGCAGGTGTTGATGCGACATTAACTATTGTTTCAACAACTCAAAATACCTTTACGGTAACGGCTAGTACCCCATTAACGACGACTGGTAATGTACTTTACTATGTGACGACTACATTTTCTGATCCTCGGTGGACGACTACGAGAGTCAGGTTACGTTCTATTCCAGTTCCAGTTCGTTTTTTTGCTGGAGAGCGACTTGTAGACCGGATTGTGGAGAAAGACCCTGGAATTTTTTCTACTTATTCGCGGACTGGATCGACAGTAACGGTTACATGTTCTTCTGCACATGGTTTATCGACTGGTAACCGCATTTTTGTCGCAATAACTAGTGGATTGGTTTCATCTGGTCAATATGATGTAACTGTATTGAATGCAACTCAGCTCACAATTGCAACAATTGACAGCGGCGTAACGAGTGGCAATTTAATTTTGAGTCGTTTAATACCTGGATTTAGATACGACAATTATGTTGGTTATACGGTAAAAGGTGTTGATGTTACGACTAGCGAGATTATTTTCCAACGCGATGACAGCTATGGCAGCATTTTAGTTAATAACAAGTACGTAACTACAGTTCCAGCAACCCGTGGATTTATCGTTGGAAGGTTTTTGACAACCGAATTACGTTGGCAATGCTCGTGTCAGGACTTCATGAGAAGGGATGGATTTAATTTGTATAACGAGAAGACGAGTAAGCGTTTTCCCGTTACAGCTATTACATCAACAAAGCCCGGTCAAACACAGAATGACGATAATACATTAAGCAATGAGAGGGATATCCCCGGCAGCTTCGCTGATCTTGGTTATTCCGTTATTAATAATTTTTACGGATTGCCGGATTATCAAGACACCAGTGATTACTCTTACCCAAATCTTTTCTATTATCAAATTCGTTGGTGCAAGCATATTTACGCTGCAATGTTTTCTCTCGTTCATGATGAAGGGAACGAGCCTATTGCCATTGCTGCTACTTATACACAATCTGGCCCCAACATTACAGTCTCAGCTCCTAATCATGGATTAGTGGCTAACACAAAAATTCAATTAGATTTTACAAGTGGTAGCGCTCTTTCTGGTCAATATACAATTACAAATATCCCCAATAAAAATACATTTGTCGTCGTTTACCCATTCAGCGAGACAACTGGTGGATATGTTACGGTCAGCAATTTACGGGAACATGATTTTGTAAGTTCTTGGATATTGGAGCCGAGTGACAAGCCAATTGGAACGGGTCTCGACGTATTTTATAGAAATTTTGAAAAAGAAAATGAGCGTTTACGCCAAGCTGCAGAACGTTTGGCGATGATGCAACAGGGTATGCCGTGGGTTGGAGGTACCTCGATTACCGGCTCACGAAACCAGCCAGAACAGGTGGCAAACTATGGTACTGAACTCGTTACCATGATGATGACCGACAGCATTCGCCGTGGCTCTGATGGCTCGTTGGATCGGAATGGAACGGAGGTTAATACGGCCAATAGGATGCTCACAATGATGAGCAAACTTTTCAATATTCAACCGACTTTAATTCAAGATACCAAACTTGGGATGCTTGATGAGCCCCTGGTTAATTATGTACCTGATTTTGAATTTGGGTTAATTATTGGTGGGACTTATCTTAATGGTGTACCTGTTGAACCTGCATCACAAACCAGTCTGATAGACTGTGAAACATATTCACCACTAACCGCACAAGATACCGTGGTTGATGGCGGTCTGTATATCAATTCTTAGCGATGGCTGTTCAAATCCTTTCGAGAAGGTCGTCTGTTCTCTACGATAGGCCGTTTCCGATTCGTCTAGGTGTTGCAGAATTAGCTGTTAACAACAACCCCGGAGACCCTGGTCTTTATTTTGCTGATAACACAGCAACACCTTCTACTGGGCTGATTAAAGTCGGCCCTACCTTTATCGGATCGACTGCACCAAATACACCCGCAGCTGGTTTTACTTTATTTAGTAAAGGTGAGTCCTGGCTGGACACATCTAGCACCTATATTTTCAAGTTATACGACGGAACAACATGGCGGACTCCCAAGGCTGTAGCTTCAAACGGCAATGGTAAACCTGTGAACCCAATCGATGGGCAACTTCACTATGATCAATTAATCCCAGGTTTATTTATGTACAACGCAGCAACTGCAGCTTGGATTGCGATCTAATCAATGTGGATGATTGAGGATATGATCAAGGATTCGATCTAGTTTAGTGTGTACGGCTTGAACTTCTCGCAAAAAGTCTTCTTTTAATACGTAATCCCGGATCACACGATCTTGAAAATTATCCAAATCGCGTTCAATACCTTCAAAACGACGCTCGATCCGGCGATTAAAGTTATTCAATGCCCTCGATAAGCCGGCAAAAGCGCCGATTGCTCCAGACAACACGGCGGCAATCAATTCTGGAGTCACTGAACAATTATATTTTTCTTCTATTCTAAAGTACTTAGCAACTTAGAATGTTGATACGCAGGTCATAGTCGATGGCAACTGGATACGAACCGAATATAGAAGGCGCTATTACTGTATTGGTTGATCTGATGACCGCCAATGCATTCTCAATGACGCGTCAACCTTATGAGCCTAATTATAGGGGTTTAGTTGATGCGATTATCGACTTGAAAGAAGGTTTTCCGGTCTTTGCACCTACTCGCGTTAGTTTTGACGCCACAGCATTTGAAACTCTTACGGCGGGATCTGCTCTATATATGCGAGTTAGTGACGGTCACGTTGGATTAGCACAAGCCGACGGGACCGCAGACGAAGCCCTTGTTATTGGATTTGCTGATGCAGCCACCAACAGCGGGAGTACGGCAAAAGTTTTGATTGCTGGCATTGAAACAATGCCTTTTAGCGTAAATCCAGGAGAGGTGTATTTTTTAAGTACAACTGCAGGCGCAATCACGACGACCCCGCCTTCTGTGGCGGGGCAATACGTAACTCGGGTTGGTGAGGGTGCGACAACTACAGAATTTAGTATTCAATTAGAGCCTCCTATTCAACTTTCCTAATGCCTGGCGTAAGTAATTATGATCCGTACGCCCCTAATAATCAGGGTTTAACGGAGGTTTTAATTGATTTAAAGTCAACAATGGCCGGCCAAGCCGTCTATTCGGTTGCTGGTTTTCAGGCTATTGCATTTGAAAATGTTAATCAAGGAGAATTTCTTTACTCTCGCAGTAGTGACGGAAAAGTGGGTAGAGCCATCGCCAATGATACCTTTGACAAGGCAACTGTTGTCGGTGTTGCACAGACAACAAAATTAACCGGTGAATTAGTACGCGTTTTAATTATTGGCCTAGCGCCTGCTTCTGGTTTATCAATAGGACAAGTTTATTATTTATCTGATACCAGTGCCGGTGCGATTACGTTGACACCACCTTCTACAGCAGGACACTTCGTTACCCGAGTCGGTGAAGCCGCAAGTTCTGCTGAATTAATTATCCAACTCGAGCCACCAGTGCGACTGTCGTGAACGGTACTGTTGGTAGGATGGGTACAACTAAAGGCTCCATCTTGGGATTCTAAGGAGAGTCACGTAGAGCTACAAAATGGCAACTAGAAAGGCAATTTGTCTGGTTAGCGGTTTATTTCAGGAGGTTAATACTCCGACAGATAAACTCGACTTCGCTGGTAATAATACAAATGATCTTGCGGAAGGCCTCACTAACCTTTACTACACCAATACCCGTGCGCGTCAGTCTATTAGTGTCACCGATTCAGGTGGCGATGGCTCGTTAAGTTACGATAATTCCACCGGCGTCATCACCTATACAGGCCCATCTGCTACTGAGGTACGCGCCCACTTCCTCGCAGCCAATAGTGGCACTGGGTTCGGAAGTTTAGCTTACAACAGTGCAAACGGAACATTTACTTATAGCGTCGTTACTGCCGCCAATATCCGCCAGCAGATTTCTGTTACAGATTCTGGCGGTGATGGTTCGCTAGCTTACGACAACTCCACTGGTGTAATTACTTATACCGGACCATCTGCATCTGAGGTTCGAGGGAAGTTTAGTGTTGCGGTTGGTTCAGGTTTAACTTATAACAGCACGACGGGTGAGTTTGGCACCAGTGCAATTCCAAATGCGCAGTTAGCTAATAGCTCGATTACATTTGGAAGCACGTCCGCTTCTCTGGGAAGTACAGTAACCGCCCTTTCGATTACGAGCTACACAGCTAGCACATTTGTCAATGTTGGTAACGGTGTTGGTTCTTCTAACAGCATTAATATTGAGCCTGGTGCCATCATCTTTGAAGGTTCCACAGCTGATGGTGCTGAAACAACACTTCAAGTAGTTGATCCCACTGTTGATCGGACGATCACATTCCCAGACGCGAGCGGTACTGTTGCCCTGCTCACCAGCTTGTCAGTTGCTGCTGGCTCTGGCTTAACTTACAACAACACCACCGGTGAGTTTGGAACCAGCTCGATTCCAAACAGCCAACTGCAAAATAGCTCGATCACTGTCGGTAGCACTGCAATTGCCCTGGGCAGCAGCTCAACGACGCTGACAGGTCTGACCTCTGTTACATCGACAGGAATCACCACAAACGACAGTGGTTTCCGGATTCGTAATACATCAGATCTGACCAGGCAGATTGCTTTTGATGCATCTGTAATTTCAACGGCAACGACTCGAACCTACACGCTTCCAGATGCCAGCGGTACTCTGGTGTTGACGTCAACGGTTCCAACGACATTCTCGGATTCTACGTTCAGAGTTCAAGACAATGCCGATGCAACCAAGCAGCTGGCGTTTGAGTGTTCCGGCATCGATACTGCAACCACAAGGACGATGACCGTACCAAATGAAAACGGTACGATTTCTACTCAGGACTTTGCCACTGCAATCGCTATTGCATTAGGATAAGATTATGGCAACTCAAGTACAATTCCGGCGTGGTACTTCAGCTGAAACAGCCACATTTATTGGTGCAGTAGGTGAAGTTACCGTTGATACTGTTAAGCACACTTGTGTTGTTCATGATGCTGTTCAAGCAGGTGGCTATCCCCTTCTCCGCGAAGACGGCACTAACACTGCTTTTTCTCTGGGTTCTCTCAGCAGTTGCGCTTTAAAATTTGCTTCTGATCCTAATACTGGAATTATTAGTCCAGGAGCGGATCAGATTGCCCTGGTGACAGGAGGTGTTGCTAGGCTTACAATAGATTCATCTGGTGCAGTTACCATCCCTGGCAACGTCTCCATCACAGGCAGTTTGACCGTAACGGGTGCCTTTAACTCAACTGAAAACCTCGCTCTTATTGTTGCTCTGAGCTGATATGGCTAATACTTTTAAGATCGACACCAAGTCCAGCCTGGTTACAGACGCAGTCAGCAACACCACTACGAACGTTCTTTCTGCAGGTGCCAGTGCCACCATCATTCTGCTGAGTGTTCTGGTTTCCAATAAAACCGGCAGCAGCGCCAACGTTGATGTTTACCTGGTAACCAATACTGGCGATGATGTTTATCTGATCCGTAACGCTCCAGTTCCTGCCGGTTCCTCCCTTGAGATCATCAGCGGCAACAAGATCATCATGGAGTCCAGCGATGTGCTGAGGGCTCGCGCTGATACAGCCACTGCTTTGGATATTGCCGTCAGCTACCTTGAGCAAACCTGATAGGAGGTCAAGATAATGGCATTAACACAGGTTGAAACAAGCGGCCTCAGTGGATCTGGTGCATCCAGTAACTCCACAACTGGTAACGTTTTTTCTCAGACAGGTCCGTTTAAAAATAGAATCATCAACGGCGACATGCGGATCGACCAGCGCAATGCTGGGGCGGCGGTGACAATTAACTCCACTGCTAACACTTACACCTTGGATAGGTGGTTTGCGTCTGGCGAAAGCACGGATGGTGTATTTACTGTTGACCAAACAACGGACGCTCCGGCTGGCTTTTCAAACTCAACACGGATTACCACTACGACAGCAGATGCTTCGATTGGATCTACGCAAATTTATTTGTTTAGACAGTCCATCGAAGGCTACAACATTTATGACCTTGCTTTTGGCACGGCTTCTGCAAAAGCATTTACGTTTTCCTTTTGGGTTAGATCAAGTTTGACGGGAACATTTGGTGGGGCACTTAATAACTCCGCCAATGATCGAAATTACCCTTTTACCTATTCAATTTCTGCGGCTAATACTTGGGAGTACAAGACCATAAGTGTCACTGGAGACACGACTGGTACATGGCTTACAGATACAGGACGAGGAATTACGCTTACTTTCCAAATTGGCGCTGGATCCAGTCGCATTGCTGCTGCAGGTAGCTGGACTGGCACTTCCAGTATTTATGGCGCTACTGGAGCCACCAATGTGATCGGAACGCTCAATGCAACGTGGGACATCACCGGCGTCCAACTTGAAGCCGGCACCGTCGCGACTCCTTTTGAGCGCAGGAGCTACGGGCAGGAGCTGGCGTTGTGTCAGAGGTATTTACCAGCTTTTGGTGGGGCAAATGGAGGCAGCTCAGGAGCAATAGGTACAGGTGGTTTTTATACTACAACAGAAGCGTCAATCGGTATTCCCTTTCTAGTGCAAGCACGAGTTGCGCCAACTGGAGTTACTGTGTCCGCAGCGGGAGATTTTCGTATCGATGGTACTACTTCAGCTGCTTGTACAGCAATTGTTTTATCGTCTACAAGTTCAACAATGGGAGGGGTAAACTGCACTTATGCAACAACCACAGCCGCCGGCACGTTTGGCAGAATGAGAACAAACACGGCAAATGCCCTTTTGTATTTTACCGGATGCGAATTATGAATCACCCCACTTGGCGACTGGTTACTGACACTATTGTTTGGCGTGAGTGGCCTGATGGGAAGCAAGAATCTTGCTTAATCACTGACCGCGCCTACCTCGCTTGGCTGGAAGCCGGCAACACCCCCGAGCCTGCACCCGTAGCCTCCGTCACCTGGGATTCAATCCGCGCCAAACGTGATCAAATCATCCGTGACACAGACTGGACAATGACCCCAGGAGCCACAGTTGATCAGGGTGCATGGGCTTCCTACCGTCAGATCCTTCGTGATCTTCCTCAAACCTTCGCTAAAACTGGCCCAGAATCTGTCATCTGGCCAACTGAACCATCTACTGACGGTCCAAACAGCACTCCAGTAGAATAAACATAACTGAGTTAATAGAGAGAAGCCGTGGCTTATTTGGGAAACGATCTGCAGGTCGCTTATCCAACGTA